CCGAATCGCGTCCGACGACGGTGGCTTTTTCTGCGATACGGCTTGTTGGCAATCGTCGTGATCGTCCGCTCTTGCGTGCCCTCTTCGAGCCAAAACTGATGAAACGCACGATCAGGGCCGACGCGAACCTTGCCTCCCGCCGCTGCCCGCGACGCGGAACGGCCGGCACGGCGATAACCGAGCAGGCCGACGGCGTTGCCGTCACGCGTGTACGCCACCACCTTGATGGCGGCCGCCGACCGGAGATTGCCAGTCGGCCCGATCGGCGTCAGGCTCTGCAACTGCGCCAAGGCCGGAGCCAGCGCCTTCTCAAGCGCAGCCTTCAAAATGGCGGCCCGGTTGGGAGCGTCAAACAGCCTCGTCAGTTGCAGCCTTAGCGACTCCAAGTCGCTTGACTGTAGCTCCAGGCGTATTGCCGCCAGCGCCATTACGCGATCTCCTCGGTGCAGAGCACTTCGTGCTCGGTGCGGTTTGCGTGCTCGAGCAGTGAAGAAATTTCAAGCACGCGTCCGCGCCACAAGATTCTCATGTTTTGCGTCATGCCGTGGACGTATCGCATCCGAACGCGGTGAGACACTTCGGTCTGCTGCTGGCCCGACTGCAGCACCTCCCGCCCCGAAAGACCCTCGACGCTCGCCCACACCTCAGCATACGCGTTCCACGATTGCGTTGCCTCGCCCAGTCGATTGCGGGTCTCGGTGGCCTGCTGGATCGTGACCCGCTCACGAAGCTTTCCAGGGTCAAGAACCATAGAGCACCAGCGTGTATCGGGACGTGCCTGCATTGCCCAGGACAACCACCTGCAATCCGGTCTCCGAGCTAGGCACCTCAGACACGGCCACCTGGTCGGCCCGAGACAACACAACCGGGATGTAGCCAGAAACGCCAAAGCACGACACCAACGCCGTGCTGCCAGCAGAAAACGCGATGCGGCTGACGTTCCCAAACGTCACGGGGTTACCGGCCGAGTTCGTGTAGTAGGCGGTTGAAAACGTCAGCGTGACGCCGGCCGTGTTGCACGTGCCGCTCACGACCGCGACCTTTCCGCTGTCGTAGTCGTCGGTGGACTGCAGCACGATCCGACGATCCACCCGCAGGCCCGACGTTGAGGTCGAATCAACGAACGAGACATCGACGTTGAAGTTGCCTCGCACAATCACGCGTAGCTCCCCCACTTCGCAGAGTCGAGCAAGTGTTTGACGCCGTAAGGAATTTCGGACAGGTGAACGCCATCGGCCGCCATGCGGCGCTCGTACCACATCCCAACCAGCATGAGCATCGCAGCCTTGACCCGCGGCGACACGCTCGCGCCGTCCGGCCCGCGGCCCGCGTGCCATGCCACCGCCACGCTGCCATAGTCCAGCAGATGGCTCGGCCACGATCCTCCGTACAGCGGCCGAAGAGTGCCGGGCCTGGACTCCCGGTCCACGCGGTACTGTGCCGTCGAGAGGACGGCCGTGCCGCCAGACTCGCTCGTGGTGTACGTGATGCTGACCGCCGTGCGGCCGCTCGTCTGCGACATCGGCGGGCGGGGCAGCTCGATCACCGCAGGAAACGCGTCGAGCCTCATGACGTACTGCGTGTCGATCAGCGTTTCGTCCATGTACGTCTCGACGTACTCGCGAGCGGCGCTGATGAGCGACGCGATGTAGAAATCGTCGGCCGTGGTATCGACGCGGCAGTGCTGCTTGGCTTCGGCGACGCTCACCGGCTCGACGAGCGGCTGCGACTGCACCTTGAGACTGCGGTATCGCTTGCCGTCATTCATGCCGCCGCCCCTTGCGTCGTGGCGTGATGTCTGCACTCTCGACAACCGGCTCAGCCGTCGCCGTCTCAATCAGCGGTTGCCGCTGCTCGCGAGTCGCGTACCCCCACGCGAGCAGCCGCTCCGCCAGCCCGTGCTCGCACTCAACCACCTCGCCGGACTTGTATGCGGCATAGGGCCTTGTCATTCTCAATCTGATTGTCTGGCTCATGCCACGCTCCATGCAGTTTCCGGCGGCTTCTTCGTGCTCTGCCACGCAGACGTGTGCTGGAACACCGGGCCGCTCAAATTCTTGCTCGGCCACGAGACGACGTATTCGCCGTGGCCGATGACCACTCGCGGCGTGATAAACAGACGATTACCCGACGCCTTGAACTGACGCCAGAACCACAAGTCGTCGTCGATCCGTCCGTCGCCCCACGATCCGTTCGCGTCCGGCTGGGAGTGAAACCAGGGCTTGAGTGTCCGCTTGAGTGCCCTGGTCGAGATGATCGTGCAGCCGAAGTGGGCGCTGTCCACCTGCTGCACAGGCTCGGCGAACCACGATATCGGCAGCTCCGTCTTGCCGCCCTCTGGCGGGTTGTCCATCGTGTCGAGCAGAGTGAGCATCGGCCGCCCGTCTTCACGCTTGCACTGAATCGGCGCGAGCGCGTCGCACTGGCAGGTCATCGCCATCGCAAACAGATGCTCGACATTCTCCCGAGTCACGAACGTGTCGTAGTCCAGGGTGATGATGTACTCGGTGCTCGGGGCAAACTGCTCGAGCATCCGCGTGAGCACCTGGCTCCAGAATGCACCTTGCCCCAGCGTGGGGCGGATGTGCAGTGGCATGAGGCTTTCGATGAACGAAAACACGTTTGTCAGCGGCCCAAATCGCGGCGCCGACAAAACCGCTTCGGCTCTCACCTCAACCGACGTGCCGCCGACTTGAACGATCACAGTGAAACTCCCAAAAAGGAAACGGCGGGCGGCTCGTTGCCACCCGCCGCTCACTGTGTCGCATGTGTCAAGTCTGGTCAGCCGATGACCGCATTCGTGACGTTTTTCTCGGCCGCGGAAACCGGGCCGTCTTCTCCCTTGCCCAGCCGGGCCGATGTCACGATGCCGACCGCAGAAACGGGCGTGGCGGCGACCGTCAGGAAACGCTTCTTGCCCCGCAGATCCACATCGAATCGTGCGGCGTAGCCCACGCTCGAGGTGGCGGTGACGGCCGACCCAATCGTGAAGTCGGTGCCGCCAACGAACCCGCCGACATCGGCCTGGCCGCTGCCAGTCACGTCGCTCTGCTGAAGCTTGAGCACGACCGCCGCGGTGCTGGCACCCGCCGCGGCAGTGAACGGGGTGAACAGCACGTCGATAGACGCGTAGCCGTACCCCAGCGTGTCGATTTCGTGCGAGTGCGTGCCACCGATCGCGACGCTCGCGGACGCCTTGGCGACGGTCTTCGTGGCTTCGAGATGGTTCACTGGTCAGATCTCCTCGGAAGGTTGACGGTCAGGCGAAGGAGGGTCGATTGTCAGCCGGATCATCCGAATACCAGAGCCACGATCGGACCGGCCTTGGTCGCCGACCCGACATCGTGCGCCACCATCGCGTTGCGGGTGGTGGCGAAGGTGAGCGTCTGGTCCAGCTCGATATAGCGCTCGGAGCTCGTGCGGATTGCGATGACCCGCCGCTCACCGAAGGTGGCAGCCTGGCTCAAGTCGCCGAAGAGAGCCGCGACCTTGCCGGTCGCCACGCCCAGGCTCGACTCCATGCTGTGCACCAGCCGGACCGGGTAGCCCAGGAACCGCTCCCCGAAGCCGGCGGCGATGCTGTCGGTCGTGTTGCCGCCGGGGGCCGAGCTGCCACCAGGCAGCATGGCGAGCCGGAGCATTGCCGAGCCCCAGCCGGCCGGAGAGATGTACCAAGCCGCGTTCCGGTTGCGAGCAAAAAGCGGGAGCTTCGCGACCACGTCGGTGAAGTTCTTCATGGTCAGGTCCTCGAACTTCGTGGCGCCCGTGACCTTCGAGCCGGCGTGGGCCGCCTTGACGATCTTCGTACACACCCCCTCGACGCCGTGATAGGTCGAGGTGCCGTCGCCGACGAACCCGGCGTTGTCGAAGGCTTCCGAGAAGGCTTGCGCCGTCTCAACAGCAAAAAGATCAGCGAGATTGATGACCGAGTCCTCGAGCAGCGAGTTGGGGGTCCGGTTCGCGACACCCCAGATCTTCGCGATCATCTCGACGTTGTCGAACGTGACATCCGACGGAGTGACCTCGGCGTTCTCGCCGACGGGGCGGGCCGCGAGGCCGCCGGTCCGGCGTGCGATCACGAGCGTGTCGGAGTTCATCGGCACGCGCCGGGCGTACTGCGGGAAGGCGCCGTACTGCTCGACCAGCCGGATGATCTCGGTGGCCAGCTCGTCGCTCGTCAGCACGCCGCCGAGCGAGTTGATTCCGCCGGCCTGCGCGCGGCTCTCGACGCCGTGGTCATAGCACCACCGCCGGGCCTCGGCATCGCCGAAAACGAACCCGCGGAGGTGCATGCCCGCGCGATAGG